ATCCAATCTGTACAGCGCAAAGTACAGTGAATCGTCCATGATTAGAAGGCAATCTCCAGAAACGATTAGGTGCTGGAGTGCCTGATAAACTGTTTCTCTTAGGTTCGTGGAAACAAGCTTTCTATAGACCTGATACGACAGCGATTCAAGGTATGAACCAACTTCAGTTGGAGGTTCTGAACCATCGATCATTCCAAATCTAAAGAATGGCGTATCATTTAATGGCATCAGTGCCGAAAGAATTCTACTGGCAAGCGAGGTAACACCTCTACTGGCTACAGAAGAATATGGTTGAGGCAATGGAAGACCCTCATCCCAACCTTCTGGTGGCATTACCAATGGAATAGTTAATGCCGCACACTGACGCGCTCTGGTAATTTTGCTTTCACGATTCCCATCAAGAGTTTGGAATCGATTAGCTAGACTCATTGAGGCTTAACCTCTTTACCTGAACCAAGACCCTTTAGCAGTGCCTCGGTAAAGGATGTATCTAGCTTTGTCTTTTCCTTTTGCTTCTTTTGTCCTTCTGATTCGGCAATGACTGCCTCTTCTGCTGCGTTGATTTCCATCAAACGCCTTGCTTCTTCAGCAGCAAGTCTTTCCTTTTCTTCCTTAGCCCGTCGTTCACGGTCTAGTTCATCTTGGATTGCCTGTTGCCTACGCTTTTCTTCTTCTTGAGCTTGAAACTCTCGCTCTTCAGCAAGCAAAGCGCGCTGCTCATCGGCAGTCATACCGCCCTGAATAGTTGGTGCGCCTCCCATTATAGTGGCCTTTCTGTATATACGCGCTCTCTTGGTCCTGCGAGTTGTTCCGCAGATCCAAGAAGCTCTGTCTTTAGTTTTGTGAATCGTTCTTCGCCACGCTTTCTTTCCTGTTCAACGGTGGCGTTATACTTTTGCAAGGCTTCTTCAGAACGTTTGCTATAGTCTTCATAGTCCATCTGAAGTGGAGCTAGATCATAGGCTAGCTGTCCAAACGGAGTAACAAGATTACCTCTTCTGGATCTTGACTTGGCTACAACATCAGATAAAGATCGTTTTGTCGAGCCATCGTATAACACATCCTGAAAGAGAATTTCCTGAGCGTATTGTCTTTCAGCAGAGCGAAGCAAGTTTCGGGCTGTTTGAGGATTTGTTTCCATCAAGCTATTTGCATAGTTAACTGCTTGCTGATATTGAGAATATTTTTGCTGCTGCGTTGTGTACACTTCTTCCATCTGCTTGGAAAGCTGAAGTCTTTTCTGTTCGTCTTTCTTTGCTTTAGTAGATAGACTTTCAGATAGATTCTGGTAGTACTTAGCCATTGGAGAATCTTCATAGCTATATGAAGCCTCTCTAAATCTTGAAACGGCGGATCTAAATTGATCCGTAGTTATCTTGCCTTGCGAATAAAGCGAAGAAATTCTGGAGAATTCAGCTGTGTCCATGCTTCTTCTCCTGTAGTTTTACGATTGTTTCAAGCTTTGAAACAATATCCATACGACCAGCTAGATACGCGAGCTGTCTTGCAAGAGCATCACTCGTCTGACTTTGGTCGTACATTACTGGACTTATCCATTCCCTTAGGATTGGAATCCAATCGGGATCTAGATACGGATGCTTTGAGTTCATCTAGCTCTCCCTGAATTGTAGTAAGTTTTGCGGTTAGTGCATTCAGCGCAGCAACAAGAACACGAACGGTTCTTCCGAATTCTGCGCTAGATAGTGGAAGACCCTTGTCGATCTTCAGGTTGATATTTGGTTCGATGTTCACTTGATTTCACATCCCCCTGCTGTGCAGGCCATAGCGTGTGATGATGCTGTGTTGTCTTCGATCTCATACATTGGAAGCTGACTGAAGTCAACGAGTACCTTTGGAAATGCCTCGTATTCCTCAGCTGTAATAGCCTCGAATGGAGCTTGCTGGTAGGTGTGTTCACTCTTAGGTAGGAACGAAACCCCAGAGATATGATCGAATTCCTCGTATACCTTTGCACCAAGTCGAATAAACTCTGCATCGGTATAGTTGATAGTAACGGAAGGCTTATGCTCACAGTAATACTCGGCGTAGATTCTCCAGAGAATTAGATGAGTCTCTGCATCTAGATCCTGAGTAGTCTTAGCGTCATCGGGAGCCTTCATTGCAAAGGAGAATACGGCAGTTGAGTCTGGGTTATTTACCTCATCCTCACATGGTACTCCCTGATCCTTCATAAGCTTGTATAGTGGATCTTTCTTATCAATCCGTACACGTCGAATGTAGTGGGGGGCATACTGTGGATGAAGACCAGATGAACAACCAGCCAGACATGACGTGGTTCCCTCTGGCTTTACACAGGTAATAGCCTTGCTTGGCTCAACATTGATCTTGTCTGCCCACTTTAGGTTTACATCCTGAGCTACATCACGAAGATCCTGTAGGTACTGAATAAGCTCGAATGGAGATACGCGACCAGACATGAATAGGTTATCAAAGATACCAGTCATGCTTACGCCAAGTAGTCTCTCATCCTCGCAGTTCTGCTTCCACTGTGGACGCAGATATGGGAAGTGAGTAAACTTAGATTGAACAGTACCAATGATGGTAGCCATTTCAATCTTATCTCGAATTGACATCTTGGTATCGTGTTCCTTGATGACGATAGTCGATAGATTGCAGAACTCCATTGGTCTTAGAATAATCTCTGAGCATGGGTTTGTTCCAAGCTTTAGACCCTCTGGTACAGATCGACCATGCTTTGAGCAAATCTTCTCAAGTGCCTCGCGGTTTAGAATACCACGCTCTCCACTATAGGAGTTGTACAGCGAGGTCCACTCCTCTAGGAAGCGACCAAGGTTTGGCTTGCTATTGTAGACGGCTGAGTTGTTTGCAAGCGACCGATAGGAGTGAGACTCCCACCAGTTGCCAGACTTGGCATTGGCCATATCGTGATCGTCAAGATCCGACAGTGAGATCATTGCACTGCGACGAACACCGCCAACGATAACCGAATTGGCAATGACGCAGCAGATGTCGTGACACTCTAGGCTAGAAAGTCTACGACCCTTAGCCTTATTGAATGTCCCGACTAGGAACTTGAACACAGCCTCGAGAGGTGTAGGACCAGATGCTCTACCACCAAAGGTCTTGAGTCTGGCACCAGCTGGTCTTACAAGGCTGCAGTCCCATGTGGGATGAATGCCGTTGTATAGATCATTAATCATCTCAAGTACAGCATCGCACCAGCCCTCGCGAGAATCCTGAACGACAATCTTCTTGTCTGTTCTCTTGATTTCAGAAGCGACGATTGGAAGCTTGTCAGTACAGCGGCGCTCGACTGAATAGCCAACACCTGTACCGCACATGAGGATGTACATGAGTTCTGAGAATGCCTTGGGATCATCGATCTCAAGATAGGAACAGTTGTACATGGCGGTATGATCGCGGTCTAGTGCGGGACCAGCAGTCATAAGAGCGCGCATTGATGGGAACACTTCCCGATTTAGCACAGCCTCACGAATGTCTGGTCGCTCAAGAAGCGCAGGCTCCTTGTCTGTCATGTAGTTCCACCAACGATCTACAGTTTCCTCCCAGCTCTCTCGTCGGTTCTCTGCATCGATCCAACGAGCATAGCGGGAAACTGCAATAAAGTTTTCAAATGTATTTAGAGGCTTCATTTAACTCCGATCAGTCGAGCCAAAGCCATTAGCACCTCTATGGGTATAGCTTAGTTCCTCGACGCTTGAGAATGACGGTGCAATAAATGGTACAAAAAGGATCTGAGCAATACGATCACCGTCGTTAATCGTAAAGCTTTCTGTTCCTTCGTTACGAAGTAGAACCATGATTTCGCCGCGATAATCTGGATCGATTAATCCAGGTGTATTTGCGACTGTGATCATGTGCTTGTAAGCAAGGCCAGATCGTGGAAGAACCAGCGCAGCAACATCTATGGGCAGCTCTAGGCTACAACCAGTTGCAATGCGCTTTGTAGTATTTGGTTCGATAGTAATTGAATCAATCAAATCAGCCTTAAGATCAAAGCCAGCTGAGCCAACTGTTGCCCTACTAGGGTAGCCATGCTTGCCTGCTTTAATTAAGATGTTGTTTGGATGATTGAAAGTTTTTGTGAAAGCCATTCCACTAGAGGGGTTGGCAAAGTTTTCGGTATAGAATGTATAGGTATTCATTTCGGTTCTTCCTTAATACGTCTCGCGTTCGTTGCTTGGTCGCGCCAGTCATGGGGAATCCACCCCATAACACCCTCTCCATCCCTTAGAATTCGGACAGCCACGCCCATTGCAATGGCATCTTCTAGGGTATAGGGGGTTCCGTTCTTGTTTTGTTTCTGTTCATACTGGCTTAGACATAAAGCAAACCAGTTAACTGGACTGGTAGAGTCCAATAACTTATCTGCCTTTTTTGGTCCAAGCTTCCAGATTCCTGCCACATTGTCGGTTGAATCCCCAGTCAACCACTGTCTATAGAACCACCGATCAGCCTGTTCTAGTGTGGTTGCTTGGATGTCGATGGAAAAGTCTGAATCATCCAGCCGTGGTACCCACCAAAGTCCAGGAACTTGATGAAGATCCTTGTCGATTGTCACGCAAACCATTCGGCCTGCTGACTTTTCAATACCCATAAGGTCATCTGCCTCGAGATTATCTGCCATTACGACAGGACTAATGTCCTTGAGAATATCCAAGGCATAGCCCATGCAGTCTGGCTTTGGTCTGGCGTTGCGATGTTCCTTGTACTCTGGTAGGTACTGCTTTCTAAAGTTATCGGATCTGTTGCACGACAGAGCAACGGCACCGATGGTACAGTGTGGAGGAGTCCAGCGAATCAGATCGTCCTGCAACCTATCCTCTAGGCAGTCAGCACCCTCGGCATCAGCCCAGAATGCAGCACGGTAGGCAATGATGTCTCCGTCTAGGATTGCTTTCATGGTCCTATCTCCTCCTTGAAGCAGTCCCATGTGTGGATCCCTGCCCACCAACTAGCATCCCTGTCGCTCATGGCTGCCTTCTGTTCGCAGATCCACCGCCGCGCCTCGTCGCGCTCGGCGCGCAGCCGTTCGACCTCCTTCAACGCAAACTCAATCGCAAGATGACCATCCTTGAATGGAGTACCGACGCTATCTGCTTCTGATTGATCTCCCCCGTAATCCATGATTTCCATGTAACGCTTTTCAAGTTCAGACGCGATCTGCTTGCATATTTCGATGGTCACTTGCCGTCCTCCTTGAAGCAGTCCCAACCGCGATGCTTGGCAATATCCTTGCACCACAGTTGAGTGTGTGATTGGAGGATGTTGCACACTTCCCGCCTCGCCTCGTCGCGCTCGGCAACGGCTGCGTTTCGTTCATCTTGTGCCATTGTTAGGTGGCGAACAAACTCCGCATTCTGATGCTTTAAGCAGATCACATCTGCACGAAGTTGTTCAATCGCATCAGCAGCTTTTCTCATCCATTCGTTTGAACCAACATCTCTAAAGTCAGCAATAAGTTCGTCAATAATCTTTTTGTTCATAGTCCTAACTCCTCATCAAGTTTAGCAAGGCGATCTAATGCCATCTCATTGCGTTCCCGTGTTGCTCTGTTCAATAGAAAGACAATTTCCTTTGCATCGTCGTGTGCAAATTGATGGGGGAATGGGAAGTGTGTTCTCCTTTGCCCAGGCTCACAATCCTCTTCAATAAATACTCCATCGGATCGCATTGGGTTTGGACTAATCTTCCACATTGCCCCAGACGAGTACAATTGCTTGCATACTTCACGGCAATACATACGCTTATATCGCCCAAGTTCATTCTTTAAACAAGCAACTTGATGCTCTAATGCTAGAATTGTATCGTTTAGTGCGGTAAAATTTTCTGCTAGTTTTTTAGTAAAGTTAGTAATGCTGTCTGAGTCTTCATATTCTGGAATCATAGATACATCTTTCTTACCTCTTCTGCTTGTAGCCAATCTACATAGGCTTCATCGTTATTGCTTTGAAAGCAATCAAGCAGTTCTGTCTTGGTTTGTCGACCAAACCATGCTTCTTCTGGAACAACGGGACTATCAGTATTTCCTTCGAACTGATATACATATGCCATCTCTATATGGTGGTCTTCATAGACCTTTACGGTATACCTATCTTTGAAACTAGCTGGATTAATTTCCCATTTCTTATATGGCACAAATATCTGTCGCGCCGCTTTCTTGAGTTCATAATGAACCCACTGTATGTCTTCAAATGGAAGCGGATTACCGTTGGTATACCATTTTCCGATATTAAATACTGGCGGTAATGCAACCTTAATATCGGGATAATAGGTTGTATACGGCATTGTTTCACCGTTTTTAGGTCCGCCCTGAAACACAACAATACGAGGTTGCTTTGGAATCTCCTTTAAAATCACCACGAACCCCCAATATAGAAACCGTTATCAGCGCATACTCTAAACCATTTAGTCAAATCATTCAACTCCTGGCTATCCCGCTGATACTTCTTGTATTCCTCTAGGCTATCTGCAATGTGCCGAATCACCGTGTTGTTAATGATCTCGGTATACAGAGAGACGTTGGCTACATCCAGCACAGTCCAATAGTACTGCTTACCTCTGATGCTATTGAGATCGTCGGTGTTTCTAATCAACGACTCAGTACCAACAAAGGCATCGTTATCTGCAAGAATGTTTTCACCATCCTTGTATTCCTTATATGCAACCAGGTCAAGCCCCATCGTCAAACTCTCCGAATAGATCCTCTAGACTAATCTTCTCATCTCGGTAGAATGCTGCACATCCAGCGCAGTCACACTTATCTCCCCACTTGTGGGGTGATAGACCAAGCATGATTGGGAAGCGTTCATTAAGCTTTCTCTCGAAGGCTGCAGCAGATCCATCGTTATGGATTACCCACTCGAACATGTCCTTGTAATCCTTCTCACCATTCTCATAGTTGTTTGCTACTGCCTCTGACTCATGGTTGCGCCACTCAGCATCGTGATCCTCAAGCTTTCTATCGCCAGCTGAGATGAACATGACCTCAGCACCAATTACTTTACCAAAGTTAATTTCGTTTAGATAACGACAGTCGTCTACAATTACGACCCGCTCCTTCCAAAAGATATCTGGATCGTTCATGTTATCCATGTCCTTCTTCTGAATATCAAGAAGCGAATTCATAAACATCTTTACCCAATGATCTGGATCTTCAGCTCGCTTTGATGCGCCAATCTCTTGACAGAAGTCTCGATACTTCTTTGGGTCTGCATCCTTGGATAGTCCAGCCATCTCAGCAGCATCCTTGATAGCCTTGGCAAACGGAAGAATGATTGGGTTCATATCATTCTTCTTTGCAAACTTAGAGAGAAGATTTGCTGCTGTTGTCTTACCAACCCTAGCCTTTCCTGCAAAAAATACAACGATCATATAGATCCTTTCATGTGTTTATATAAATCAGCTGGGTGCCAGTGTTCTGGCAAACCTAGCAATGAACATACAAATGTAGTACAGTTGCGAGGTCGTGTAAGACCCAAGTATTTTCCAATGAAGTGGTAGAACACGGCATCCCATACAGTCGTATCAGCGTAATCGCTAGCTACATCTACCAACATATTCATATCTATGTCCATATAGTGAAACGGAATTTCATCTACTAGACAATCATCGAATAACTTTAACTTGTGCAGCCTTGCTTTTTCATTTGGAATTAACGTTATTGTGGTGCGTGTCGTATAGTTAAAGATGGGAGCAACATGCGTTATCTTGCTACCACCAACAAGCTGAGTTAACTTTCCCCACCAACCTTGATGCTTTGAGAAATCAAAGAAGCCAATGCTAATGAGTATCTGCCCAGCTTTTTCCGACGTTGAACTCGGCATTAATAGGCATCTTGATTCCAAGTCTAGTACCCGCTTCTATTGCAGAATCAGTAATGATCTTGCCTGCCGCATCTGCAATGTCTGCGGGACAGGAGAACTGTAACTCGTCATGCACATACGCTAGTTGCTTGACCTTGTTACCAAATGACTTACGAAGATTGATGTCTGCTAGGATCATCCAATACTTACTGACCACAGCACCAGAACCCTGCAACAGGGTATTTAGTGCAGCATGAGCAGACCGTACAGGTGCCTTGCGTCCATCCACTAGAGTAACGGTAGAGGACTTGGCTACCTGAAACTCGACATCGGCCTTGACCTTGGCAAGTGCTGGCAACTCCTTAAGGAACTTGTCCTTCAAAGCCTTGCCCTGCTTTGCAGAGCCGTCGATGATCTTGCCAACCTTGGCATCGCCAGCCCCGTACAGGAAGCCGTAGATGAATGTCTTGGCGTTGCTACGGGTTGGCAGACCAGCCTTCTCCTGATTGTGCGTATGGATATCTCCGTTGAGAATGACATCGGCATACGCACCGTTGTCATACTTGTGCATATAGTGGGCAAGCATTCTCAACTCAAGACCGCTGAGGTCTGCGCCAAGAAGTACATCACCCTCGTGTGGAATCCACAACTCTCGTGCCTTGTGATCGCCAGATACCTGAGCGAGATTGGGCTGAGAGTGAGTACATCTACCAGTAGCAGCACCCTGCACATTGACAAAGCCATGCACCTTACCGTCTCGGCTATGAGATGCACGGGTAATCCAGTCATCTACCTGACCCATCAGCTTGATGGTATCGAAGTACAGTACAAGATGCTTTGCTTCTGGATAGTCAAGATCCTTGAGAACGGTGGCATCCACATTGGGATTGCCGTTGTCAGTCTCTGGCGCAACCCAGCCATACTTCTCATACAGGCGTTCGGCAATCTGCTTACGAGATCCAGGATTGAATACTTCGATCTTATCCTTGAGTCGCTTGCCAGTCTTCTCTGAGAATCTGACATGCACCTTGTCTGGAAAGATCTGGCGCATCTCGTCTTCGATCTGCGCCTTGGTCGATAGCAGTTCGATACGAAGAGCATCGCCCTTGGATAGGTCGAAGCCAAAGCCGTTGGACTGCTGTCGCTTGATAATGTCACTAGCCATATGCTCGAGCTGAACAACACGCTCGTACTTGTTTGCCTTGATCCAAGTCTGCTGTGTATTATAGATCTGATGAGCAACATGGACATCCTGAATGCAGTAGTCGATCATCTCCTGCGTTAGCTCTGACCATGTACCCTGATAGTTTATCTTCTCACAGCCAAGGTACTTACCCCACATCTCCAGCGAGTTACCGCCAAGTGGATGATTGCGAAGGTCTGGGTACATAAGCTTGCTTACGATAAGCGAGTCATAGATCTTAGCCTTGCCAGTATACCCAAGCATTCTCTCCAAGCATTCAAGGTCAAACCCGTACAGGTTATGACCAATCAGTAGCTCAGCTTGGCCAAGGTAGGTAAGGAGTGAAGTCGACAGATCCGCGCCAGTCCACACTCGGACATCCTGAGTGTCGATGTTCTTCGTCACAACGACATGAACAACCGAACATTCCTTGGATGGCTGCCCCTTGTTGTCCAGCGTCAGTTCCATAAGGGCATCCGACTCGATATCCAACACCAGTTTCATTGAATCTCCTATCTGTTTGAGCCAACATCTGATCGGCAATGTTGGCAATCTCTTCGATGGTTAGCCTGATTGCACCGTCTCTGGTAGTACCAGGATGATATGTCATCGCAAGTACTGATCCAGCATACTGCGCCCACATTAGATACCGCATGTCATTGTACTGGCTCAAAGACTACCTCTCCTTCGTCGTTAGTAGCAAAGTCAATCTCACGCATACGACCACTGGTACGGTCATAGTAGATGGCGGTTGCCACACCAGCACGACCAGTCAGTCGATTCTTAAGCACACGAACGAGAGTTGTATTAGCCTTGATCGGATCTGTATTCTGTCGGTCACGCTCGAGCGCAATGACAGTATTGGGAACAGATGCAAGCGCACCTGAGCCGCGCAGATCCTGCAGGGTAATACGATCACCCTCTTCGTATGCCTTGTCTGTCTTCTTAAGTTGAGAGACGATGTCGACATGCACACCTGTACGGACAGCGAGTGAACGCAGTTCCTTCATCAGGGTGTCGATAATGATTCGCTCTGAACCACCGCCCTCAATGTCCTTATTATCCATACCCATCAGTCCCGCAGCAGCGGCAGTGATATGGTCTAGAACAATGACATCTACCTTAAGAGACACAGCCATGTACTCCATCCTAGCGAGTAGGTTAGCCATAGCGTTGTTGCCAAGGTGATCGTAGATATACAACGCTGTCTGCGATAAACGTCTCTTCGCATCTGCATACTCATCATCTGAGAACTGGTCGACAATGTCGATGTCGATGGGCTGCTTGCCCATACGAACACGCAGTTCATTCATCATTTGTGCCGCACGGATTGCCCGCACTGGCTTGTTAATCATCAGGCTAATCATATCATCCATAGTCTCCTGAGGTGATTCCTCAAGCATGATCGCACCGACAGACCGACCCTCTTCAAGGTGATGGTGCATCAGTTCGCGAAGGATGGTTGACTTACCTGATCCAGTACCGCTAGCCCACAGCGAGATCTCTCCACTACGCTGACCGATAAGAAACTCTGACAGCTTGTCGAACGGAAAGGGGAATACCTTTGCCTGTGAGACATCAATGGTGTCGATGATTCTCGACACATGGAGGATCTCGTCTGGGCTATAGACTTGAGCCTCCCAGATAGCAGACACGACAGCCTTACCATTGGAGTTGACAAGACACTCATTGGCATCCTTCATAGGAAGACGAGCAATCTTGCACTTACCTGGCGGCAGTAGTTCTGATACCTCACGCGCTGCCTGCTGTCCTGCATCGTCCATGTCGAAACACAGCACGACTTCCTGATAGGAAGACACGAATGACAGGTTGTCCTTGATTGACTTGGCAGCAGACTTGGCACCACTTGGTACAGATACCACTGGCCATGTGTTGCCAAGCAGCTGACATACAGTCATGCAGTCGATCTCACCCTCGGTAATGACAAGACGCTTGCCGCCTACCTTCCATTGATTCTGACCGAAGAGTTGAACACCCTTGGTGTTGCCCTTCCAGTAGAACTGCTTGTCAGGACCGCGAATATGCTGGGCACAGATCTCGCCATCCTGACTGTAGTAGTTGGCTATCTCACATTCCTTGCCATTAATGTTGGCTGACTCGTAACCATACTGGCGAACGGTCTTGTGATCAATGCGTCGGTGAGGAAGCGCATCACATCTGCCATTGATCTTGTTGAACTCTGTCATCTTGACTGGCTCCTTTACAGTAGGTGCATCGCCATTACGATGATACCCGCAGCAAAAGCAGTGAGTATGACCATCATCATAAACGGCGAGGTTGTCTCCTCTAGTGTCGTTTCCACTTGCCCGACAACGTGGGCAAGCATCTCTTGCAATAACCGTAGATTCATTCTGTGTTTCCATTGAGTTCCTTGTAGAAGCAAACGATTCGTCCCTCTGCAATCTCCGTCAGAAGATTGAAGATACCTTCGACCGCTTCAGCGTCTTCGTCGTTTGGAATAACGACAGGTAGGTTGTCATTCAGGATGTCGATCTGTTCCGCAAGAAGTCTCACATCAATGGGCGCTCGCCTCATAGCCTTACCAGTACTCCGTTCTCATTTGTATACCATATGTCCTTGAATGTCTCGCAGCACCACCCAATGCAGTACTTGCAAGGGCGAGACATTCCAATGTTACCAGTGGGAGAGATCCTAAGATTGACTAGCGTGCAATCTCGAGGATCAACATCCTTGTCGATATTGATTAGAGCCGACAACTCTGAGTGAATCGTCGGATACTTGTATCCCTTCTTGGCTGCAAGAGGATGGGTCTTTGCCCGATTCTCTTCGCCCACACTAACGACCCGACCTCGGTCAAGTAGAATACTATAGTGTGTCCTGATGCTAGGCTTGCAGATTCTTGCAAACCTAAGCAGATCTTCCAGATCCATTAGTAAGTTCTCTCCACGAAATAGGAAACAGCGCAGAACAGATAGCATCTACCCGTTCTGCATACAACTGAACCTCACGCTGTGCGTGACTGTCTGCTCTTAATCCATACATTCTAGCCCAAGCATATAGGCTACCAGTCCAGATCCACTCAGTCATCATACTTTGGGGCAGCACCATTCGTGCCTGCTCGGCACAGATACCAGAAGCAATCATGTCCTTGTACAGTGTGTCAGCTTTACGGTAGGATTGAATGGTGTTCTCAACAAAGCCAGGGCTGTTGTCGTGCGCTACACTTGAACTTCCTTGCTTTACATTGTCTGCCTTTAGACGGTATGCGTCGGGATGCCAATAGGTTGGCGGTGCATTTACATATCTACGAGACACCTCGTTCCAAGCAAAGCCTACTTGATGCTTCTGTAGTTGTCGTGCAATAAAGATTGGCGCAGAGAATCGAAGTTTAACAATGCAATGTGAGAATGGACTCCAGTGATTATGCTCGGCAAGATAGCGAATAAGTCTTGCGTTCTGATCCACGGTAAATAGATCGGCTGATTTTGCCATGCTTACTCTTGCTGCATCACACACAGCCTCATCATCTCCCATACGATCCACTAGTGAAACGATTTGCTGATGCTTAATTACATACGACTCTTGACTATCAAACTCGATGACCTTCAATTAGATCTCCTTTCTAACGTTCCTGAGTGGACTCGAACCACTGACCATTCGCTTAGAAGGCGAATGCTCTATCCAACTGAGCTACAGGAACATACAATGGTTCCGATGGGACTCGAACCCATAACCCTCGGATTAAAAGTCCGCTACTCTACCATTGAGTTACGGAACCGAATGCCGCCCGTGGGACTCGAACCCACACTGTACAGATTTTGAGGCTGTTGACTCTGCCATTGGTCTACGACGGCGTGAATAGTAGGGGTGGGAGTCGAACCCACATGAGCGCGATTATAAGTCACGACCTTTTACCAAATCTATCAGGCACCCTACCGTGAATGAATGAATGCCCCCGTGTTTCCACGGGGACACTCGCATTACCAAGTGTAGTTAGTGGCAAAAGCCATAACAGACTCGGACGCGCACTTGAACGCGTTGACTGGGATAGTGAACTCATCACCAGTTGCGGTAATGAGGACTACATTCTCGGGCTTGTCGCTTCCCATGACGAACTGAAGTTCGCCATCAAGAAGTGCAACGCTAAACTCAACAATATCACTCGGAAGTTCCATGTTCTCGCTCATAGTTCATTAACCTCTACAGTAAAGTAACCTTTGTCTGCCCATTCCTTATGAGCAGCAATCTTGACAATTTGATTATCGTCTAACCAGACGATACCGTTACATGAATCCAACACAGCCTTGACATAGTTGTCAATATCTGGTCGTGGGTAATCCAACTTAGATGTCTTAGGTCTAGTGGGGTAGACCCCGATGGTGACATCAATAGGTCCATCCATCGGGGTCCACTCGCCTAACACATCCACTATAATTGGTTGTACATCCTGACGAAAGGTCTTGTACGGACCTGAATAGTAGGATCCCCACTTGCTGACTCTCGGGCGGGAAGCCGCGACAGGGCTAATGGGAAACACCCACTGCATCAGAATGGAACCTCGTCATCCGTAATGCCTACGGCAGGCTGAACCACAGTCGGCTCAGTCTTGCTTGGGGTAGGCGCAGCCTCACCCACAAACCCGCCGTCAACAGCATCGAACCCATTGGTGCGGGGGCTATAGTCATCGCTGTTCTTCTCAACGATCTGAACACCATTAAGGTAGAACGACATAGCCTTGCTTGGCTTGGTCACAACAACAGGAGCAAGCTTAAGACGAACAATGTCACCCTTGAACGGAACAGCCGTTGTGTACTGTGCCGATGCGTCCTGACAGGGGAATGCACCCTGCGAGACATAGGTCTTGCTCTTGAACTTGATGGTCTTAGGTGAGTCTTCATCCTTCTGATAGATTCCATTGATCTTCTTGCATCCATTCTCCGTTGCAATACGCTTGAGTTCTGCCTCGAGTTCGGGGGTAAGTTCCACCGAAACATTGTGATTGGCAGACGCTTCACCAAACTGTGCGTCAGGCTTTGAAAGCGAAGACCAAGTCACGACAAGCTTACCAGTGATAATGTTCTTGATACGATCAGCCATTAGTCAGCTCCTTCCACATTTGTGGATTCGGGTTGTTCAAACTCTTGCTTCTTAGTCTGCAGTCCATGAAGAACCATCTCCATTTCCTGCGCCCACTTAGACATATAGGCGGCAACTTCATTGAACCTGTTGAGGTTCGACTCAAGATACTCCATCACCTCATCCGCCGTCACAATCAACTTCTTCTCTTCGGTTTCCATTTACCAGTAACTCAGACAGCTTGTTAAGTGTCTGCTCCATAGCAGTCTCCCATTGATCGGTAGGAGGCTTGATTGAAAAACCCGCTGCCGATTCCAGCGGGAACATGAAAAGGTGCATCAGTTCATGTACGATTGTTTCCTCGACATCACCATCCATGATGTCCTTCATAATCTTGATGGTGCTAGTCATGTGGTTTGGGTCGTACTCATTCAAGCCGTACACCTTACCGTCTGACTCATCCATATCCGAATAGTAGCCCCACTCAACCTTGATCTTCCAGTTGGTCAGACCAAGATCCTTCTGCCACTTACGGGTAATCTTTCTGACCTGTTGAAGATTCATAGATCAAGCAACTCCAGATAGGGATGACCATCAATAACAACACCGCACGATAGGATCGGCTTCTTCATGTAGGCAGATCCGTACTTCATTGCTGGATGGTCGCGGTCAACACCGCATCCAACACTCATGCCAAAGATTCGCGAGGTTGGTCCACAGATCCAGTTGATACCAGCAACGCTGTGGAAGTGACCGACAACAACAGACTGAAGCCGCATCTTCGCTGCATTGAATGCGGGATACAAGCCACCAGAACCTACGCCATGATAGTAGTGAACACCGTCGATGTCAATAGACGGAGTCCAATCCCAGCGCGTAGTGCCATAGACATCTTCGTATGTCCGAAGGTAGTGATCTGGAATACCAGCATCTGCAGCCAGTCTAGCAACACGCTCATCGTGATTGCCGATGGTTACAGTAGCCTCGGGAAAGTCCCTGATCCACTTCTTGAGTTCTGTCATAGCCTGATAGTACTCATCCATAGCAGCAGGATTTTCGGGATGCTTCTTGTGAAAGGAGATGGACGCATGGTCCACGACATCACCGATGAACACCGTGCTGTCGGTCTTATACTTCTTCTGGATCTTCTTCACAAACTGCAAGTACTTAGGATGTACAGCAGGACAGTGAAGATCACCGATTACGAGAACTCTTGCCATATCGTTTGGTCCAATCCTCTTTCCATTGATCGGCAAGAGACGGAAGAGGTTCACCGTCTGCCTGCTGTATGGGAGAGTACACATCAATCTCTCCACGCCTGTGTGCCTGTTGAATGGGAGACAGGTGAGATATATCGTCATACCTGTATACCTTGCCAGTCAGTTCAATCTTGGGTGTCTTCTTTTTCTTCGACGTAGATGTCGACTTTGACATGGTCTACCTTCTTTGCCTTTCGCTGCTGTAGATAATCCTTGAGATGAGAGAGGAACATGAGATTCATAAAGTTAGTTGTGCAGAAGTACACCAGATTCACTGGCGTCTTCTTCTTGTTTGACATAGCCTTATAGATCTGCTTGACTGCCTCCTCTACAGTACCTTCGTTACAGATGATAAAGATAGGGGTATCTTCTTTCAATGGAAGAAGTACTCGCTTTCCATTACCTGATTGATATCCAACTCACCAACTGGAGGAACTGGTGGAAGTTCGATGCCAAGATATTCCTCGAGTTCTTCCTTCATTGCCTGCAACGGATTGCTTGCGTGTAAGGAAACGAACTCTCGTTTAGTTAATCGTCTCAGGTCATCCACTTCCGTAGCATATACTCCATAGGAATCGTGAATAAAAGAGAACGAAGACATGTTGCACTCCCGTGCGCCAGCATTGATCGTTCGATACATGTGGCTGGCATCAAGAGAGTGGATAGTATTTGGCGAGATGCCATTCATTGCCCGTAACTTATCTACTTCGTTTCGCTTGTACATGGCAAACACATACTTGCGTCTAGTAGAAGTTAGCGAATCAATGTTTAATTCAATACGCTCGAATGGAGTGTACTCATGTGCGACAGTAAATCCACACGGGGTTGTCCACTTGAGATGCTTGTTACTTGAACAAGCAAGTTCACACACTGACTTCAGCCATTGCTTACCTTGATTTGGTATGGTAAGCAGAATGTTCATTGCCTGCTGAACATACTTGGCAAGTGCATTGGCTGCCTTTACCTTGTCTGCGGCAGGAACCCAGTCAAGATGTCCATCATCCAACAAACCGTCGATGATACCACGAAGGGTAACACCATATGGATCAGTCATGACGGCTCGCTTCACGACTGATCTACTTACCTTACCATCCCAAAAGGATAGGAAGACATCAGCCCAAGGATCGTTATAGACATTCTTCTCTAGTTCTACTGTAACCATATTGGCTACATAGGCATAGGCATCCTGCGGTTCATCAGATGGAACAAGGTTCACAAGTTTACCAATGATAGGATCTCTAGAGATTGCAGCCCAGTGCTGAATACCGTTGCAAGATCCATCCATGTTCACTGGTAGTTGAGTCATACCATCGGTACGAAACAGCTCGAAGACAGCGGCAAGTCGTTGGAAGGATTGATTCTTCTTCTTCTTATCATCTGCCCACAGATGAAGAGTAGAGTATGGATCGTCATTGATTGAGCGAAGCATACCCATGTTATCATCTACCCACTTGACACGATCAGAGAATGACTTCTTATCCTGATCGAACAAGTTGGCAACAGTTACCTTTAGCCAGTACAACCCACGCTCAGTCTGCTTGACTGGTTTGGCAAACAGGATGAGACTGCGATCATGGTCGCCAGATTGTGGAGACAGTAGATCGGTTGTCGTATAGGCTCGAGATCTAAAGTCAACCGTATAGGCATGATAGAAGAAGCCATACGATTGTAAGTCCCGTGCCAATGACAGACGCAACAGCATCCTGAATCTGTCGTTGGATCTTTTGTGCCACTCGTCCCAAAGCAATCTCTTTTCAGTTAGTGTTTCTTCAAGTACGCTTTCATCTGAAACTCTCGTTGACAGTAGATCATCCTTCTCATACGGTGGAAGGTTTGCCACCCGTGAGTTGGACTTGAAGAGTGTATCAATAACCTCAAGCACTCTACCGTTTACAGTCCACTCGGTAGACATGAGACGATTCAAACCATCGACAACTTCCTGAGATGGCTTTGAAAGTCTGAAGCGACTGGAGAACTCCTCACCTACCCAGAACATCATGTCACCAAGAACAAGAGACTTGCGAAGATATTCAGTATGCACACCACCAGTAACATCAACGGTGTGTGAGATAGGCGGAACAATCATAGGTCGATACAGAATCTTAGCCCATACTAGAAAGTCTGCGTGTGCCTTCTCTAATCCGCTAAGTACATCATCACTAAAGGTGATGTAGGTTCGTGTATCATTTCCAGCATACCTTACGGTACTGACTGTGATAAGACCCGATGCAGCAAGAATCTCTATCATATGAGCAGCAAACTTGAGTGCATCACGCTGCTTGATCTTGCCACCCTTGTTACGATGATGCTTTATGAACTGGTCGATACGCTTCTTAGTCCAGTTATGTTTGACTGCACGGTCAGCAATAACCCAAGCACCTTTGTTATCCTTACGGATTGCTTTTAGTTCTGCGTGTTTCACCACATCAGAAGCAATCCGCCTAATGATATCTTGATACTCAACAAGACCATCAACATCGTTGAATAGGATAACTCGCACAAGACTGCCGACGATAACAACAGACAGCACATCGGGACCAAGATCATTGATGGGTTGCATCCAAGACATGGTTCTCTGTACCTTTGACAGATAGTCCATGATGGAGTCAGACAGAATGTCAGTTGTCTTGTAGATAAAGTTGGTTGCTGGAGTGTTGGCTTCTAGACACGCATCAAGTTTGTTCTCATATGAACACAGACTTCTAGTGAACATAGCCTCTTCTTCTACTGCGTTGAGCAGAAGTCGTTTAGACTTCTCATCAGAAGGTAGCGATTGCCATAGCGATCCACTACAAAGTGTTTGCATAATACTCCTTTCTGTTAGGGTTGTTGGGTTATTGTACCTAACAACACGAACCAAGGCAAGACACCAACGCAGTGTCTCTGTTGATACGTCTCGCGTTCGTTGCTAACAAGTTATCCACAGCGCATCAACGATCCTCCTCCTCATCATACCAGTCCTCATCATCGTCAGCATCATCGCCAACATACTCCCACCCATTGTTGTAGCCAGCCTCACACCGCTCCTCCCACAGAGCATCGACATCGGGGAAGTACTCGTCATCATCAATGAACATCGGAAACCTCCTTGTAAGTACCATTGGCATAGAGCATATAAAGTTTGTTATTGACAATGTTGGTAGCAAGGATTACATCAACATCGAAACTGTCAATCACACCGTCATTCATTGCATCCTCAAGATACATACAAAGTTGTTCAAGATTGTTGTGGTCAATGAGTTCGACTCGAATGTTCACTACCTTGTTTAAATCCATATCAATCGGCATATCACCACTCCTTATTCATAGAGTCAACAACACGGTCAAGAAGTTCAGACTGACAGAAGTCATCAATGTCAAGATGAACATTAGACTTTGCAGACTTGATATCCATAGCCTCGAAATCCTCCACTGACTCAGCGTCAATAAGCGGTCGACCAAGGTCTGGCATAGTATAGGTAATCCTACCAGACACATAGTAACCCTGCTCATCCATTTCAATATAGGTGTTGGTAAAGTACTCGGTGCTTGTCACTTATTGATATCCTTATGATAGGTGCTGGTAATCTTATACGGACCATTGAGTGAAACACCAGACCACACAACTTCAACACGACCATCAATGATAGCCTCGAGAAGTTCCATAAGATCATACAGTGCGTCCTTGATATCCTGATCCGTTTCCTTCAGGGTAACAAGAGAGACATACTCTGCCTGCTTCTCGAGCAGTGCAAGATTCACGATAGGAACACTCACTGGATAGCCTCCTTGATAGCGGTGATGATAGTCTTGCGGCCATCCTCGGTAGAGAAGAACTTGGTCAGTGCCCCCTCAATAATGTTGGCAGTCAGAACATCATCGACAGCGTCGTGGATAACATCCCTATTGTCATCAATGTAATCCTTAGTTGCACGGCTGACAATCCAGTCACTGATATGCTCACTAGGATCAAAGTCATACGAGAAGTAGTTCGTTACTGCATCCGAAATCTCATCGGAAACCATACTGCGATCAATCTCAGGCTTCTCGTTGCTGATGAGATTCTTGATGTACTTCTCAAACTCACTCACGATAGTTTCAGTATTCATTCTTCTGCATCTCCTTCCAAGTAAGATAGGTCACGAAACCAGCACCGACAGAACAGCACAACCAGAACAGAGACTCACCTTCAAACGCATTCAGAACAGACACGGCAGTTGTCATACTCATGGCAAGAAGCATGAGCATATCGAAAGCAAACACCTTGAACTTAGCATCCATTGTCAATACCGCCTTCCTTCAGATAGCCTGCGAACTCCATACCTGGCTCGTCAAAGAACCAAGTAATGTGGACATCGGGATACATCTCATACAACTTGTGATAGATACCCTCGGGCGGACCCCAAGCAGTGTCGAAGGACAGTTCAACACGACCATCCTCGCCATCAATATCGACATACACATCATCAATCTTGCCGACATCCCACTTGACACCCCAGTTATCACAGCACCAAGAGTACCAGTTGTCAGCACCATACTTATCCTTGAGATTGTCGAGATGCTTTTCCATCTCTTTAGTCAGGGCATTGTCGAGATGCCACTGAGTAGTCTCTGCATCCCACTCATACTGCTTAGAATCTGCAAGAACCTGTTCGGTAGTTCGGGGACGGGGACTGATAGTTCCAACCAGTTCCTGCGGCATAGGCATGATACTCTGAAAGAAAGGAGTATCGGTATTGATGTGGTTGTCCACGAACTTCTTGATAGTCTCGGCATCACCACTAATCGTAACCTTATTGTAGCACCAGTTCGGCATTGTCAAATCTCCTCTACTTCAATGACTTCGGAATCAACAGTCTCGAGTTTCTCCTCGTAGACACGCTCCCACATCATGTCATACTTGCGCCTATCGAACTCTGCAATAGCATCGTCCTCAGAGTTCACATCCTCCACAACGATTTCGTACACACGGTTCACAGTCTCAAGTTGTTCGACAGTAATCACATAGTTAGGCATTGCGTTCCCTCGTAGTTGTCTCATCAAACCTAAAGTCGGTAGTCTCACTGTCCCACACATAATGATGATCGAAGTCGAAACGCCACGGATCTTTATTCCACTCCTCGATAGCCTCGTCAATAGAGTTGGCTTCGACATAGAAGCACATCGTACCCCACGAAGTTTCAGTATAGTCGCAGTAGATATCAAACTTAGGCATTGACAGATTCCTTTCTCATAAGATGGACAAGATACTGGCGAGCATCATCCTCGTCACGAAACCCATCGACAATCTGATTGTTGTGTACAACCAACCACCAACCACTGTCGTGATAGACACACCACATACCATTAGACATCAGTCTTCTCCTTGATACGATTAGCGATACCCTTGAAGGAACATCCACCATCATTCAGAATGGAGATGTCGATAAAGCGCATACCAATACCATCCAACTCATCGACAAACTTATCCCACTCGGCACTGGTAGTACAGAACTCATTCGGCATAAGAGTAGACGAACCATTCTCCATATCACTGAAGACAAACTCATACACCTTGTCACCAGGCTTCAGATAGATTGGCAGATCAGTATCCTCAAAGACATGGCGATACATGGGTCGACCCTCTGGATCTTCATGCTCACACATATCCTTGGTAACATGCAGTACACAGTTCATGGGAACATGATTGATGTAACACGCCAGACCAAGAGCGCAGAAGCACAGTTCCCCATCCACCTCGGCACACAGTCCACCACTAATCTGATTGAAACGCGGGTCATTCAGTGCATTGATATACTGGTCAATCTTAGACATAGATAGCCTCACATTCGGTTGCGATAACGAAGATACACTTCTGCCACAGACTCTTGCGAAGTTGACTGCAGACATTCATCACGGCATCATGCTTGTCAGTCACCACCACATAGATGCGTGACTTCTCATAGACGATTCTTGGATTCGTAGAGTAACTGTAGGAACCAGCATCCTGATTCAGCCACGCACCATGAACATCGTTAAGACAGGTGAAGCACAGTCCAGCATCAATGAACGCTTCATCAACCTCTACAAAGATGGTTGGAAAGTCATGAACAGGAAACCCATTCTCGTCTGCATGATAGCACGGCACAACGATCTCATACTTCTTCATGTTCAGCCTCCCTTCATCAGGTGGTACAGAGTCTCGGTATAGTCACGGATAACGACATTCATATTGTTGTGCAGGAAAGACTTGATGCGCTCATAGTCCTCCGCAGTAATGGCGAACTGACAACTCCGCTTCTCCTCATTACTCCACAGCCAGAGAGTATAGATAGGCTCGTCAACACCAGAGTGACAAGACACCGTGATAGCACCAAAGGTACTGTTGAAACTGTAGGACTTGTACTCACTGAGCATTGTTCTCTCCATAGAGTCGGTTGCGAAGCATATCAATCTCCTCGTTCAGTTCGCGAATAGTTGCGGCAGCCTGACGCAGAATGCGAACATTGTACTGCGTAGGATAGTCATTCTCAAGACGAAGCAACAGCAGATCAATCTCATACTCACTCATTACGGACACCTCACAAGAAAGTTCAGATGGGTATTCCCGATGGGCAGACCACCCATAGTAAGGGCAATAGTCCACGATCCATCACGCACATTATCCTTGGTCACGACAATCAGAAACCGCTTGGTCATTTCCTTCGCCACACACCTTGCTTCGGTCACAGCCTCAGCCTTAGTGTCGTGGCTATAGTGGTAGCCAATGCTGTCACCACCCTCAACGAAAGAGTACACGCTATAGTTCGCCATGTTAGCACCTACCTTTCATCCTCCCTCCCGTCGAGGGGGAGGGTATGCGGGGAATCCGATAGTTTTTTCTATCAGATAGGATAGTCTCCGAACATTTCGATCACAAACTCTTCGTAAGTAGAGAGACACGCATCCTCACCACTCTCGATTTCATAGGCTACAACAATACCATCACCGAACACAGGGTATCCGACAATGCCCGTCATAGCCATGTTCATAAGTCGACCTCGATTGATTCCCTCATCATCCACCCACAGTGCGAAGATAATGTTGCCTTCACGATGAACTTCAATAGTTGTTCCATATTCCGCACCAATCAGTGCGTTGAAATCCTGCCAACCATTTGCCTCAACAAACTTCTGACGCTGAAGATCAAACACCTTCATAGTTCGCCTTCACTTTCTCGGCATAGCCGACAGTCGCAGACTTCTTGTAACCCTTGGGGCCACCATTGTGGATACGCGACACCGTGTCGATATTCCACATACCTCGCGGAACATAGCGGCTCAGGTACGACCGAACAATACGACGGGCATACTTCGGATTCTTACAGTCCGAATACTTGCCGCCGATACTGGGGTCATAGTCGACCGCATCCTTCCAGTAGGCATAGTGAATCTGATAGGCTCCGATAGCCTTGCCGTTATCTCCCACGGCATTGTTGGGATCTTTACATCCTCCAGTTTCAACGATGCGGATAGCGTCAAGCATACCATCCACATCAGTACCGACAGGAGGGGGAACACACAGCGTGAAACAAAGAAGGGCAGTACAGATCATTTAGTTCTCCTTACTCATAGTGTCGAGGGCCATAGATAGCCTCGGGATACTCACGCTGAACATTCACCTTGTACTCAGACGATCCATCCACCTCGGGAAGATCCTCGCCAGACAGTCCACGCTCTTCAGCAGCGAGGATAGTCTCGAGGCAATAGTCATTGAACTCATCCTGTGCCTGCCTAGTCATCTCCTTAGCCTTGGCATACACTTGCTTTGCCATAGCATCGGCTCGAGACTTGGTGCTATACTCCGCGATAGCCACGGGCACAACATCTCGACCCCACCATCCGCCCTCTTCAGGCCCGCCATAGTATGTGCGATACTCCCACAGCACGACATACCAAGTCTCACACTTCTCGGCAGACGGACACACATTGAAGAAAGCATCGTACATGTTGTCAGCCACAGTTGATATCCTCCATAGTTGGGACAATACAAGCCTCGTACACTTCAGTCCAGTCGATCTCGTCACATGAGATGAACACCCTGTCGGGAGTTCTTGCGTGGATAGTTGGGTCGACATTGAAGATGCCATGCACAATCTCGTACACAGTTTGCAAGTCACCCTCAATCAGTTCATCATAGTGCCTCCACACCTGACGACGAAGTCGCATATAGTTGTCCTCATCGTTAGACAACCACAGCACAACATTCCATGTCTCATAGTTGGCGTAGCCATTGTATCCGTCAGACATTGTTCAGCACCTCCCGCAGAAAGTCAACCTCGGACTCCTCGAACCAATAGTGGTCACTACCCTCGACAACTTGCTCGGCAAAGAGCAGAAACCCTGAGGGGATTTCCTTGCCAGTCAGACACATCACAAAGATGTGCCCGATAGTGTCAGACATGTGGCACGACTCAATCATTGAAGAAACCTTCCTTGTGATAGCCGTAGGTACAATCCAGCCGACAGTCTCCGCTCGGCGTGGACACATAGTGATTCCACTTCTTGGTGAACACTCGCAGCGGGAAGTCAAGTCCCGACATCAGTGCATTCAGTCGAGACTGAGTGGTTCGACTGTGCCACCCACAGTTGTCGATATAGATCGACGGGAAAGTTCCGTCACGGTGGAGAACTTCCGCAATAAGATTGTTGTGCAGATAGATCCGCACCCAACCATCAATGCACACAACGCGGGTGTTAGACTTGCGATAGTTCGCATAGTTCTTGACAGCCTGAAGCATTTCGTGTTCGATCACTCGCATGATTCACCTACCTTTCATCCTCCCTCCCGTCGAGGGGGAGGGTATAACAGTTTGGTAGACAGTTTTTTTTACAGCTCAGCGACAGCCGCAAGATACTTCACGACCTCATCGGCAGACAGATGTCCGACAACATCTCCGCTACTGTAGCCAGGGACAGTCACGGGATTACCCGTGGCATCATCCCACGCCCACACTTCGGCGGTGGTCACACCTTGGTCACAGTAGTTGAAAGTTCCGAACGCAACACTTGCTCGGACACCATTGGCGAACACCATCTGGAAACCCTGACGAACACAGTCATTGGTAGCGTGGTTGTTGTATGCGTGAAACATTTCAGTCCTCCAGAAAGAGATTGACCAGACACATCACACCACACACGAGAAGACACAGTGCGCCACCCATAGCGCAGAGATAGATGGTCATTCCACCTCCTCCCCCCACATTTCCCGATAGTCGGGAGCGACATCGTGGGGCACAAGGTAGACATTGTCCGCACCGATAGTGTCGATGCACTTGATGTCCGCGAAAGACACCCCGAAACTGCGGGGGTCGACAGTGTGCGCCGACACTTGCTCGCCGACATCGCAGCGAACAAAGTATACCCGCTCAGTGCGTGTAACATAGTCGCCGCACGAACACACCTCACGACACACGGGCGGACACTCGTCCGACACTTCAATGACATTTCCCGTGCAAGACTTCGTGATGTAGACACACTCGAGCATTGCGTAGCCTCCGTTGGTTTGCGGACAGTCTGACACGAAAGGATTGTGTGGGATAGTTTCACCCACACACTCCGAGATTCACCAGTCGTTGAACTCGACCACGATATCTCCCGCCCACAGTGCGGGATTGTTCCAATCCGTTTCCCAGAACTTTCGCGCCTGCTGTTCGCAGCGATAGTTCGTTCGCACAGTGTCGAGATACCGTGCGATACGCTCGACAGTATCGTGAAGGTTCTCGTCCGACACTCCGCACAACACATGCACCGACCTTTCGTTGTCGGTAATGATCCCGTCGACACACTTCAGGAAAGACACCTTCACCGACATTTCCCCGACAGCGTCGGGCAGAAGCGCGAAGATAGTGTCGACAATGTTGAGGTCGTTGTTCTTCATGGTACAGTTCTCCTTAGTTTCACCCGCACACTTACAGATACATCGCGACGATGATAGTGTTATCATAGCCGCTGCCGATCTTCGTGATACGCATACCGTCGACCTCGACAGTATCGACAATCACTTCGGGATAGAAGTTCTTGAAGTGGACGGTCAACAGTTCGTTGATATTTCCGTCGATATGCCGTTCGGCAAAGGTTTCCCCACAGCCTCGGATAGCCGTCCGACAGTTTCCGACAGGCATCATCGACAGACTGCGGATAGCGGTGGCGAGAACATTCAGGGTCGACAT